GTCAATTTTGGGCAAGTCATATTTGACCCCCCCCTGTACCATTTATGTGATACCCTACGCGAAAAGGAGTTATTCCCCATGCGTAAACGCCACATAATCGAATATTTGAAGAATCCTGTTACCTGGGATGCCAAGGCATTTGAAACCGCCATACGGCAGGAAATAGAGAGTCTTCGCGGAGATATTACTTCGGCAGATGAGTTGCTTATTGGCACTTTGATAGTAACTGTCGAATCAATGGTGACGGCGCAAAGCAACATTCTCGAACTGGGTTTGCTCTACGAATACAATTCTGGGGCTGCGACATCTCCGTGGTACAAAATCCGCACGGAAATGACCGATAAAGCGATAAAACTACTTACAGAATTGGCGCTAACCACCAAACTGCGCCAGCCGACAAAACAGAAAACAAGCGAAATTGATGAGTTATTCGAGTCTGCTTAACCCCGCATTTGAATACGCAACCGCAGTAAGTAAAGGCGAAATATCTGCCTGTGAGGATGTCAAGCTGGCTTGCCAGCGATTCCTCGATATGGCTGAACGCGAGGATGCGCCTTACGAATTCGTCCCTGCCAAAGCAGAACACATCCTGAAGTTTGTCAGGTTCTGCAAACATATTAAGGGACCGGAAGCCGGGAAACCCATTGAACTGCAACCGTTCCAGATCATGTTTCTGGCGGGTGTCTATGGGTTCAGGAATCGCAAGGACCATAGCGAAAGATGGGTGACAGATGTCATTCTGTTCGTGCCTCGCAAGTCAGGGAAGACTACCCTTGCGTCTATCATCTCGCTCTACGAACTTCAGTTCGGGGATGCTGGAGCCGAGGTGTTCACCCTGGCGACCAACCGTGAACAGGCATCGATCTGCTTTGATTCTTCAAGGGCAATTGTCGAACACGCCCATCCCGATCTAGCAAAACGATTTACCGTCTTCAGAAACGAACTGAAGAAAGTCGGAGACACCACCTCGACCTATCGAGCCTTGTCCAGGGATACCAAGAAAACAGGTGACGGCAAAAACCCATCCTGTGCGATGGTGGATGAAGCGGCACAGATTGTAGAGAGGAATTCCATCGAGGTTCTGCACTCAGGAATGGGTGCTAGAAAGAACCCTCTCAGGATGTATCTCACCACCGCCAGTTTCACCAAGGAAACCAAGTTCTTCGAGGACTACAGTCACTTCAGGCAGATTCTTCGAGGGGCGGTTGCTGACAGCTATCGGTGGTTTGGACTGCTTTACTCGATTGACCCAGGAGACAACTGGCAAGACCCCTCGATCTGGAACAAAGCTAATCCAATGCTTGGGGTAAGTGTGACTACAGATCACATCAAACACATGGCTGATGAGGCGGGAGCAAAACCCGCTTCCCTCAATGAATTCCTTTGCAAGCAATTAAACATCTATGTCTCAGCCAATGTCGCATGGCTGGACAGACGCTATTGGGATGAGTCCATTGGAGATATGCCAACAGAGGAACCGGAAGCCGTCTTCATTGCTTTTGACCTTGCCTACAGTCGAGACTTGAATGCAGTCTGTACTCTGTTTAGGTACACCGAGGAAGACTACTACGCACAGTTCCAGTTCTTCCTACCGGAAGACAGCATGGACCTTGTTCCCAATCACTACAAGCCGATTTACTACCAAGCAGCAGACTCTGGCATCCTTAAATTCACCCAGGGGAATGTGACCGACCTGAATGAGGTAGAAACCTATATCAAGGATGTGTCGCAGAAATACAACATCAAGGAAATAGGGTTTGACCCCTACAATGCCAATTCCCTGGTGGCGAATCTGTATAACGATGCTTTGCCTGTCAAGAAGATAGGACAGGGCATGGCGATGCTTTCCTCACCCTCGAAATTCCTCGAACAGTTGATTATGAAGAGGGCAGTCAAGCACGATGGGAACCCTTTTGTTGGCTGGCAACTAGGGAACTGCGAGGTCTATACCGATGTCAACGGGAACATCAAAGTGCGTAAAAATGAGGCAGACCCCTCCGCTAAAGTGGACGGAATCATCAGCTTGATCATGGCTATGCATTGCAGCCTGGACAACCCATTTTTGACCGAAAGCCTGGGTTTCAGGACTTTTGAACTGTAGGGAGTTGACATTCCGAGGAGTTCCAATATAATGCAAATTGTCTAGAGTGGCATCTAGGCGATGAAATAGAACTTGAACCCCGCAGGGTACTGTGTGGTCTTGTCAGGTAGCAAGCGTGACTTTTGTCTATTTCAATCGTTTTGCTGCTGCTCATGCCAAGAGCCAAGACCACAGAGCATCTTGCGGGGTTTTTGCTTTTGGCACGGACATACGGGGGTCAATAAATGTCGCCTTACAAGATCAACTTACCGATGCTGAACCGTCAGTATGTTGTTACCTTGAAGGAGCAACAGGATTTGGCTTGTAGATTTGGGTTGTCGCTAGAAGAGATCAGGGCTGAATTAGTGCGTTTGTCTACAACAATGGACAAAACGCTTAAAACAGCCGGAAGGATCAAGAAAGCAATAGCAATCCATTTTGAAAACAGTAATGGAACCGTAGTCAGGGCGCTTTAGCTAACGGGGCAGAAATCTCCCGCACCCAGAAAAGACAATCGTTTCAGAAAGACCAACTGAAGCGTTCTAGCCTTGGTTAAGGGACTAGAGTAGGCATACCTGAAGGTGACGCTCCATAGCAGGTATCCCAATGAATTAACCCGTCCAGCGCACTTGGTCTGTAAAAGGCAGATGTACTTTACAGATGGAGAATGAACCCGGATAGGGTCACCCGGAGTAGCTATGCCTAAATATAAAATAGTGGTAATATGCAGGAAAAGCGAGGTGATTCATGGGAATATTAGATGTTTTCAAGCGTAAAAACCCTGACCTAAAAGAGTCGAATTCGCTATTCGGGCAGACTGCCCTTGGAAACAACATCATCTATGCCACTAGGCAAGATGCCCCTGTTGCTTCCACTCAAATACTATATGTAACCACCGCAAGCACTACCAATGCTGGTCGCCCTGTGGATATGGGGGTTTTGACCAGAAATAGCACGGTTATGGCTTGTGTGGGCGCTAAAGCAAGGGCATTGAGCCAGCTACCCATCCGAATCATGTGCGAGATGGACGATGGCACTTATGTGGATGCCATTAAATCGGCTGATGTGGGTTCCCGCGACAAGGCAAAAGCCAAATCAATCTCCAACCTATTAAATAACCCCAATCACTTCCAGAGTACCTACGAATTCTGGTATCAATGGCTCATGTGGCTCGAATTGTCGGGTGAGGCATTTGTTCTGTGGTGGAGAAAAGAGCAAGAGAATCCTAGCCAAACCCCGCTAGAGATGTACATCTTGGATAGCACCCTGATTGCGGCAACCATCACCCAAACTCGATATCCATCCTATCGTCTTTCCACTCCTAGCTATGGATTTACAAAAGATCAGCAATTGTCATCCCATCAGGTGATGCATATTAAAGAGGCTGCATGGCAAGGTTCTGCTGGCTTTAATAAAGCAATCCTGGCGACTGAATTGATTGCCCTGGACCAAGACATTGATCTCTATGCAAATTACATCATGCTCAATGGCGCAAAGCCTAGCGGGATGTTTACCACCGATACCGTAATCCCTGACGCTAAATATAAAGAGATCGCGGCACGGCTGAAGGAAGCATGGTCAGCAATGACTTCTAGCAGACAGACTGATCCCTCAAAGGCAGGTCAGGGTATGTTGCTCGATCAGGGCATGAAATACACCCCACTAGATATGCTGACCCTGCAAGATGCAGACGCAGCCAACCTAAAGTTGCAAACCATGAAGCGGATTTGTGGCTTGTTTGGGGTTCCTCCTGCATTGATCGGCATCCAAGATCAGAAATACAACAATACCCAAACCATGTTGGATGAGTTCTACAAATCCACCATGTATCCCATGTTGGTGAACATCCAGCAGAAATTAAAACAGCATCTTTTCCCAGGATATCCAAATCTTTGCGTAGAATTCGACACTAGGAATTTCCTGAAGGGCGCACCGCTTGATCAAATGAATTTTGTGACGGCGGCGGTTTCTGGGGGCATTATGACCCCCAATGAGGCGCGGGAATACCTGAATATGCCCAATATTGTTGGTGGGGATGAACTCCGTCAAGACTACAGAAAACAAGAACCGATTCCCGGCTCATCACCCCAGGATACAGGCGGTGGAGGGGGGAATCAGCAGAAAAAGATGAATATCGGCAAATAAAATGTCCAGTATTTTTAGGTTTGTGATAGCATCTTTACGAACATATACATCACATGAGCCACCGAAGCCTCGGCGTGGTCGCCCTCCCAAAACAATATATGACATTGACCAAACCAAGCAAGAGGTAATCCATGACCAAAAACTTGATGATGGTATGCGAAGCCAAACTGGTGACAGAAAACGCAGACGCAGAGCCAACCGGGAAAATCGAAGCCAGGGTAACAACCTGGGGAGCGCGTGAAGGCTCTGACGGACGCAAGTTTTTTTATAAGCCCGAAGGATTTATGTCCTGGGCAGAAGAGTTCAGTCAAATCGGCAGACCTCTTCCCATGTTTGTAAACCATGATGCCGAGGCTATTCCTGTAGGCGAATGGACATCATTTGAATTTGACGATGATGGCATGACTGCCAATGGTCGGATGTTCATCAATACCACCGCTGGAAGCGATCTATATCAGATCATGCAGGAATCTCCCACCATGTTCGGTGGTGTTTCTGTCGGCGCGTATGCTGAAGAATATCAATGGGTCAAAGAGGATGGAACTCCAATGAATATGGATTCCAAGGATGAAGAAGGATATTTCCAGATTACTCAAGGTGGCTTGAGGGAGGTATCTGTCGTTATGTATCCTAATAATCCTCAAGCAAATATCCAGAAATTAGAAATGTTTGATGCTGAAGGGCATTTGAACATTCGCCATGTTGAGAAGACCTTGCGTGAGGCGGGTCTATCAAGAAAGGATGCGACCACCGCATCTTTGGTATTCAAGAAAGCAATTGATCAGCGTGAGGCGGTCAACGAAGTTCTTGAAGAAACGCCAAATCAGAGTGATTCTGATGCGGTGGCAACGGAGGCTGATGCGCTACTCGATGCACTTGTTGCTAGAGAACTCGCGGCGGCTTTAGATAAACGCCTTTCGTAAAGGAAACTGAAATGAGCATCGAAAAAGTGCTAGAAAAAGTGGACGCAATCGAGCAATCGAACCTGTCCAAATTTGAAGAAGTGAAATCTGCTGTTAGCAGCCAGATGGAAGCCACCAAGACCGAAATCGAAGAGAAATTCTCTGCGTTGGAAGCCAAGGTCGCCTCTATCAATGTGCCTGCAATCATCCAAGCCCCGGCTAAAACCGTGCGCGGCGATGTGAACCGCATGGTCAAAGAGCAACTCCGTTCCTACGCTAAAAACGGTGGTCGGATGCAACAAGAAGTCAAACTGTTCGAGTCTGTCGATCAGTATGAGGCTTTCTTGAATGAAGCATCAAGCCTTACTGGTTCTGGCGCTGGCATTGGTGGTCGCACCGCTTATGACCCTGTGTTCCATAAACTGCGTTTGGCTAACCCGATGCGTGGTGTGAGCCGCAATGTTGGTACTGATGGCGCAACCTATCAGTTCCGTGCTAAGACCGGCAATGCTGGTCCTGCCTGGGGCTATGCGATTCAGAACAATGGTGCAGCTACTACTGAAGCCACCTCGATTTGGCAATTGAACCTCAAAGACTTGAATGTTCAGTTCCCGATTCGTACTGCTGCTCTGGATGACATCGATGGTTTGGAAGCCAATGTGGTTGACGATATGCTGGTTGAGTTCAGCCAAGCTGAAGGTCAATCCATGATCGCCAACAACGATCAGGCTGGCTCTACCACCACTTCTACTGGTGCAACCGATGGTCTGCGTGGTCTGAATTCTTACGGTGGTAACAATGCAACCTACACAGGTGGCACGATCTCTACCGCAGCATTCGGCAACAGCGGAACTGCATCGAGCGATGGTATGCATGACATTGCTACCTACGACCAGTTGACCACTAATGCTGCTGGTACGGCTAACAATGTGACTTTTGATGACCTCATCAATTTCATCCATAGCCTGCCGCAACAATATTGGAGCAACAGCAACCGCTTCATGATCAGCCCCGCAATGCTGGCTGGCATCCGTGGTTTGAAAGATGACAACGGTACTCCGGTGTTCGAGCGTATGTCTCCTGCCGTCTATGACGGTATCGTTGGCAAACTGCTTGGCTTTGATGTGGTTGTGAACGCTTATGTGGACGCACCTACCGCTGCTGGCACTCCTGCTACCACTAGCCAGTACCCGATGTATTTCGGTGATTGGAGCCGTGGTCACACCATCGTAGATCGCATGAACATGGTTCTGCGGAGATACGACCAAACGCAACCAGGATTTATAACTTTCTATGGTGAGAAGCGTTTGTGTTCAAGCGTGGTTGATCCTTTCTCCATCATCCGCTATCGGTCTACCGCTACGGGTGCTTGATCAAGTGGGAGGGAGAAATCCCTCCCTCTTTTTTCAACTCGCAAAGGAAATCAAATGAGTGCAATCCAAAAATTTACAGACGGAATTAAAGAGTCGCTTCAAACTGGTGGCAAGGTAAAGATTGATTTGCGTGAGGCATCTGCTCTCACCGGATCGGGTCTGGACATTGGTGGACGCACTCATTTCGATGATGTCTTTGCAAAACTGCGTTATGCGAATCCATTTCGCATGGGCGCATTGAATCTCAAGACCCCGAATGTGTCGGCGGTCCAGTTCGTTGCCAAAACTGGTAACGCAACTAATCAAACGAATCCTTGGGGCTACACATTCACCCCAAATACAGGAACCCCAGGTACTGCCACTAATTTCTGGCAACTACCTACTCGCGTGATTACGGCTCAATTGCCTGTTCGTCTTGCTGCACTCGATGACATCAATGGCTTGCAGAATGAATTGATTGAAGACCTGATTCTTGAATTCGGTCAGGTGGAAGCCGCATCGATGGCGGTCAATGATGACCAAACGGGTTCGACTACCACCACTACTGGTGGCACAAATGGATTGCGTGGACTTGATAGCTATACCACCGCTGCTGCTTCCGCTTTTGGAACCTCTGGCGCTGGAATGACCAATGGCATTCATAGCATTGCTACGATTGACATGACGGCAAGCCCAAGCAATCTTTACAACAGGATTGTTGAAATTGCCAATGCTCTTCCTGCTCAATACTGGGCATTGGATAGCGTGGCATGGCACATGAACCCATCCATGATTATGACTCTGCGTGAATTGCGCGATAACTCTGGCTTGCCCCTGTTCCTCGAAATGGGTGAGGCTGATGAGTCTGCTGCTGTTGGTAGCATCTTTGGATGGAAAGTCATTCCCAATCCCTACCTGAGTGAAGATTTCCCCGTCTATCTGGCTTGCTGGAACCGATTCCTGCAAATCTGTGATGTAGAAGAAATGAGCATCCAGATGATGGAAGAAACTGCCCCTGGCTTTATGACCATGTATGCTGAAAAGCGCGTAGTTTCTACTGTGCGTGACCCCTTTGCAGGAGTTCGTGGTTCTAATGCATAAGGAGTGAATTATGTCTGTTCAAAACATCCCACTCTCTCCCTTTTTTGCGAATAGTCGCCAACCGTTCAATTACGCAAAAATTGAACAGATTTCGAGGGATATTTCGACAGCATGGCTAACTCTTGATGAGATCACTCAGCAACTCAACTTGTTTGAGGATGAGTCCCAGGATGCGTATTTGTCCTCTGTTGAACTTGCCACCCGCATGGCAATTGAGGACTACCTGGGTCTGACGATCTTCCCGGTTACTTATCGGGTCTATTACGGCGATTTCGGCAGTTACAGCAATAGCAATGTCTATCTTGACTTGCCAGAAGTGTCTGAAACCGGAATCGTCATCAATTCGGTCAAATGCTATACCAATAGCAATACTGTCCCTGTAACCATTGTCAGTTCGGACTATTCTTACGATCCAACAGGAAATCGGATCATTTTGAGCAACATTCCCAACGAAATCAATGACAATGTTGCCAATCCGATTGTGGTCACCTACAGCACAAATGCCAGCTTTATTGCCCAATATCCGGTGGTCAAACAGGCTGGATTGATGTTGCTGACCCACATTTACAACAATAGATCGACCACCTCTGAGCGTATTGTTAGGGATATCCCTTACGGAGTGGCTATGCTTTTGCGTCCCTACAAACCGTTGGTAATGTAATGGCAATTACAAGATATGAGAATATCGAGGTAAACACCGTCACCAACGGTGTGGATGATCTCGGCGCATACACGACAGCTATAAACCTCTGGTTTAGAACCAGGGGATTGATCCATGATGTGGCAAACAATTTGAGGATTACTGACGCATATAGGGTTTACTCTGATATGGTCACAATCACCTTGAATTACACCCCTAATGTCAAGCAGATGGTGGACAATCAGAACAATTACAGCATTACTTGGAGGGATCGGGATTGGCGTATTACTGATGTGCGGGAATCAAATGATCGCATGAAGGCGACATTCATCTGCTATCGCAATGATCCTAGTGTGCCTGTATGACCACCCAAAATAATCCGGTTGACTATGCCAAGGCGATCCAATACCAACTATCTTCCGTGGTATCGCCAGTTCCTGTGTATTCAATTTTTAACAGGAATTATGCTACCCAACCCAAGTTTTTGACATGGCAGTTAAGAAATATTCATCAGCCTGTCTATACTGGTCAAACACAAAATAACAAGGGCATTGATAGACCAATTTTTCAGGTGTCTATTTTTGCAAAAGAGACTACAGATGCTTTTGAAATTAGCGACTTGATATTACAATCTCTTCATGGGTATTCTGGACAATTTGGTGGACCAACTGGATTCTTTGTCGCAAAAGTTGATATCATGTGGCTATACAACTCTTATGACAATGAATTAGGGCTAAATCAGATATTTCTAGATTGCACCCTCGATATACCAGCATAAAACAAGATTGATTAACTCATTCTGAAAGGAACTCTCAAATGGCACTTATCAATAAAGTTTTGCCTGGATATGTTGCAACCCTCTGGATGCAGGACGGCGCTACGCCAACCGCATTGACTGATACCCAACTTGCAACTTGGACAGGTCAAGTGGCTGACATTATTGGAACTTCTGCTGGTGGTACGGGTACTGCTGGCATTCAAGTACCTGTGGAAGCTATCCCTGCTTTCGGTTCTGACGATGCGATGGCAGCGTATGCAGTTGCTGGTGCGCGTACTGGTGCAAAGATCACTACGCAGAATCAGGTGACTTCACTCAATGTGACTTCTGCTTGGAATCCTGCCGATCCTGCCATGTTGCTGATCCGTGATGACGGCTACAACGGCACTATTATTCGCACCTATGTGATTGCTGTTTATGACGGTACTGATACCGTTGCATACGCATTCAACGGGCGCGTTGGTGGTCTGCAATGGGATATGTCTCCCTCGGCTGAAGGTAAATTCATCTTTACCATCCATCCGACAGGCGGCAATTCCTACGGTTGGTCGAACAATACTTAATTCTCCTCCCCTTTGCCCCCCCTAGCGGGGGCTTTTTTACATGGAAAATACGACAATACAAAACTCAAATGACCTACTCAGCTACATAGTCAATCTATCTAGTAGCGGTCAAAAAAACTGGTTCGGATTCACTCAGCAAAGAATTGCTGGAATCCATCTTGCCTACGAATTGGCTAAACGCCATGCAGATAAAATGAGTCCTGATGACATAGTTGACTATGTGATCAATCTCAACAATTCGATTTTCAACAAGATAATAAAGGGTGCAAAATGAGCCGTCTTACCTCCACTTTTGGAGACATCTCCGATCTCCGCATCAAGACTTTTACCCTGGGAAACCATGAATTCAAGATTCGGGTTCCCCTGACCGCTGAATTGGATGCAATCCAACAGCGGATTGACAACATCCCCGAAAAGGACATCCAGGCACGGTTTGCCGAGATCACCAAGGGAATGGAAGGCGATGGCATCGAGCGCACCAAGGATGATGTGATCGTAGCGGGGCGTTCTAGCAAAGAGTTGGCAAAAACCGTCCTCTCGATGGAAGCAAGGATGGTCGAGTTTATCAAGTTGCTAGTGCCTGAGAATGGTAGCCTAGAGGACATCACCTATGCCGAGATCGAGGCAGAGTGGACGCTCCAGACCCAGATGGAAATCCTAGCAAAGATTACTGAGGCAATTACCCCAGGCTATAAAGATAGTCGAAAAAACTAGTCAGGGATATCCGCGCACAAGCCAGAGCCTACATTTATGCTCATGGCGGGTATCCCGATCAAGTCCCGGCTGATGACATGAGGAACCTCGAAATCATGCTCTCGGATGGCTATATCGGGAACAAGGCAGTCTTGATTGCCCTCTCTGCGTTTGCCACAGGGAACCTGAACAGCAAGCTAAAACAGGGGGCGACACCTTTTAAGATACAGAATATACTTCCCTCAATGGTTGATTACATCAGTCCACCCCCGACTGATGAGGAAAAATCAGCGATGGTGCAGACCCAGTTTATGTCGCTATTGCAGCGAATGCCTGGGGCAGATAAGCATTTGAAGGGAAAGAATGAAGTTTCAACTTGAAGGTTTTGCCGAGTTTGAACGGACCCTGAAAGAGATGGGTCAAATGTACCGCGCCGATCTAGTGGCAAAAGGTACAGTTGTTCGGGCGGCTAAATCTGCAATGGATGTTGCTCTCCCCGATGCGATTATGAGTGCGCCATTTGATGAAGAGCATACGGATACAACGATTGCCCCTCACTTGCGCGATACCTTAAAGGTCGAGGCAAGAATCCCATCCGATAAAGATAAAAAATCAGACTATGTAAGAGATACAGATGTAGCAATTGCTGTCCTATCTGCCAAAGCATCTGCTGTTTCCATGTCGCAGGAATTCGGCAATGCAAGGACTCCAGCCCACCCATTCCTGCGCGTTTCTGTAGAAAGAAATATTCCTAAGATATTGGATACGCTAAAGGCAGAATTGGAAATCGAAATTCCAAACATGGCAGAACGAATTGCTAGGAAAAACAATCCGAGTAGAAGGAAAAGATAATGGCATCCCGTAATCTAGCCAGACTAGGCGTTGTTCTTGGAATTGATGTTGCTGAATGGGAAAAGGACATCAATGCAGCTATTTCTGCAAATAAAAAGCTATCAAGAGAAATAAAAGCAGATAGCAATGCGGCAGAAAGAGAATTAGCTAGACTTAAATTTGCTACAGAAGATTACGGGAAAACCCTTACCCAAGTAGAACTTATCCAGCGTGAAATATCTAGCGGCAGATATCAAAGTGCTACACAAAAACACAAGGATGAACTGCTAAAACAAGCTGCGGCTTACGATGCAATAGCAAACTCTGCTAAGAAAGCAGGGTTCACAATGACCGAGCAACAAAAGATCGGTCTTGCCTATCAAACGACTGACCTTGTAACCCAAATTGCTTCTGGTGGTAATCCCCTGATTGCTTTGATGCAACAGGGCGGTCAATTGAAGGATCAGATGGGCGGCTTTGGCAATATGCTCAAAGCCATTGGCACAATGTTTACGCCATTCAAGGTCGCCGTCTTGGGTGGTGCTGCTGCGCTAGGCTATTTCTCTTTTGCCGCCTATAAAGGCGCTGAAGAGATGGCAAAGTTGCGGGATGCCTTGATCCTGACAAACAACATTGCTGGATTGACCAATGGCACATTCCTTGATCTTGCTAGGACGCTATCGGACAAAACAAATCTTAGTGTAGGTAACACAAAAGATATTCTGATGGCGGTGGCTGCAAGCGGTCAGTTTGCAGACAAATCGATCAAATCAGTTACTGAAGTTATTGCTACCTATGCAAAGATTTCTGGTTTGTCTGGTCAGGAAGCGGCAAACAAACTAATCCCATCTCTTAATGGATCTGCAAGTTCTGCGGCTCAATTGAATAGCCAATTCAATTTCTTGACGCTTGCTCAATACAGGCAAATTTCTCAACTTGCTTTACTTGGAAAGAATCAAGAGGCGGCTGCATTAACTGCTGAATTGCTTAATAAATCATTAAGCGGTCAGACAAGAGAACTTGGTACGCTAGAAAAAATCCTAGAAGAAAGCAAAAAGAAATGGTCTGAATGGTGGGATGCTGCCATGAATATTGGCAGACCTGAGACTGTAGAAGATAAGATCAAAAAAATACAAGACAGATTGAAAGACCCAAGATCATATACCTATGCAGGAAGAGTTGCTGCTGGTGGTGATAAATATACAAAGGAAGCAGATGAGGCTGCATTAAGAGAGTTGCTTAAACAACAAGCAATGCAACAAACGGCTGTTTTAGAAAATTCTAGAAAAACTGCCGAAGAAAAAGCAAGGATTGAAAAATATATTGCTGCTGGTGGCATGGAAAAAGAACGCGCCTTACGCCAGGAAAATGATCAATTACGCTTTACAAACTATATTAGTTCGTTAAAAGAATTTGCGGCTGATTCAGAAAAAATCGAGTTAGATGCACTCCAGAAAATGGGGTTGGCAAAACTCGAAATGGAAAAGAAGAATCAACAAGAGAATTATGTTTTTGCCGTACAAAATGCAAAAATCCTTGCTGAAAAAGTGATTGAGATTGAGCGCGAGAAAAATACAAAAATACGCGAATTGCAATTAAAGTCTTACATAGAAAACTCTGAGCAATTAAGGTCAATAACAGAAGATTCTCAAGCAGCGGCAAATGAGATTGCAGATGCACAACAAAAAGTCATTATTGCTTTAAGAGAGGCTGCGGCAACATCTCAGATTGCTTACAAGGCAGATCAGGATAAGTTAAGTCTCAAAATGAGAATGATGGGGGCAACCCAGAAAGAGATTGAACTTGCTGAACTACAAATAGAAAAAGCGCGTGATCTGGCATTGCTTGAAAGAGAAAGTCTTTCTCCAGAAGTTAGAGCATTAAAAGAAAAAGCAATTGAAGCTTTGTATGCTCAAAAGGAAATTCTTGCCGAACTGAATGAGCAAATGCGTCATGCAGGGCAAATCCATGAAGCTATCTTTGGCAACATGGAAAAAGCCTTGGAAAACTTTGTTAAGACAGGCAAACTTTCATTTAAGGAATTTGCTCAATCCGTCATTCAAGACTTATTCTTGATTGAAATGAAGTTGCAAGCCACTAGATTAGTAAAAGGAATGTTAGGTGGCGGTGGCGGTCTTGGTAGCATATTTGGTCTTGGTGGTGGAATAGGCATAGGAGACTTATTTGCGCCTGGAGGTGGATCAGGATTTGGCGCGGTTGCCGCTAGTGGCTTTATGGCTGAAGGTGGTCCTGTATCCTCAAACACCCCATACATCGTTGGTGAGCAAGGTCCAGAACTCTTTGTCCCAGGCTCTGCTGGAACAATCATTCCAAACAATCAGCTTGCAACTATGGGTAGCGGTCAAACCGTGAACTACAACGGACCTTATATTGCCAATATGCAAGCCATTGACACGCAATCTGCAACGCAGTTTCTTGCCAAGAACAAGATGGCGGTCTGGTCTGCCAATCAATCTGCTAGTAGGTCTGTGCCGCAATCGAGGTAATTATGAGTCTGACAACAATCCTATCTATCAGCGAATCGGTTGGAATCAATGACCACCGATTTGTCGGTCAAGTGGTTTCGAGGAATCAGCGCATCAGCACGGCAGAAATTGTCACCGTAGTTCCATTCGGGTTCGAGATGCGTCCCATGAACTACCTGTATTACTCGCAGAACCGTGAACTTTTAAACTCTCTCCGCATCCCTGACAAATCGCTAGAACAGTATTTGAACTTTGGCAGCACAGGCTGGCTGAACTACATCAAATACCAGGGCAACATGACAGGCGGTCAGGTGGCGGCTTGCCAATGGCAAGTAGCATCAGCCGCAAAGAATTTGGTGCTTGGCAATCTCCCATCCATCAGTTCTACCGCATACATCGTCAAGGCAGGGGATTTCTGCCAAGTTGGAAGATATGCCTACATAGCTACGGCAGATGTCCAGAGAGGCGCTGGATCAACCGTGAACATCCCTGTGCATAGGAACCTTATTGATGCTCTTGTATCGCCTATAAACGCTGTTATTGGGCAATATGGAACCACCATTTCTATGGGCGGTTCGACTTACACAGGAACAACATTCCCTGTGATACTTAGGGATTACCCTACCTATACGCTAGTCCCAATCACCAATGACAGCTTCATTCAATGGTCTGGGGCTTTTATTGCCTTTGAAAGCGTCCTATGAATGTTATTGCTCCTGTTGATGGGACAAACAATATCCGCTATGCGGATTTTCTGCGAGTTACTAGCCCTGGTGGAACCTATCGGTTTTCCACGGCTCCATCAGAATTGACCATTACTGCCGTAGATGCTCAACCATTCAATGCTTTGGGGCAATTAGTCAAGGTCGGGGATGCCCAGCGGGACATCAAATCGACTGCAAACGAAACCATTTTTACTTTAGTCGGCATTGATACCGCAATGCTTGGTTTTGTCCTTGGTTCGCAGATCAAAGGATCGCAGATTGAGGCGTGGAAAGGTTTTTTTGATACTGATGGCAATCTGATTACGACAGGCGGCTCTGGCGGTCTGTATCAATACTTTAATGGCTACATTTCATCGTTCAGCATCAGCGAACAATGGATGGAAGAAGTTAGATCGTATGTTGGGATCATCACAGTCGCAGCATCCTCCATTCAGCTTATCTTGCAAAACCGTGTGGCTGGACGCTATACAAACGACAATGCTTGGCAATTCTTCAATTCGGGCGACACTAGCATGAATAGGGTGGCGTTCATTACGACAATAAACTATTATTTCGGCAAAGAAACATGATCCGCGAAGCCAATCATTACGATAAAGATGAAGTCATTGAAATGATGAAGGAATTTCGTGATTCCGCTGATTTCATTGAGGTATTGGCTGAAGACAATGTGGCGTATTGGCATAAATTGTTAGATCACATTTTTGCCGGTGCAGGGAAAGTGTTTTTGGAAGAAGGCAAAGGACTGTTGCTTTGTGCTGTTTTGCCTACGATCTGGGATGATAAGCAATTTGCTCTACATGAACTTGCTTGGTATGTGCGTCCACGGTTTAGGCAGGGGTCAACCGGGTATAGGCTTTTTGGCGCATACATCAAATACGGCAAAGAATTGAAAGCCAGCGGCAGAATCAAATACTTCACAATGACAAAACTTGATGTAAGTCCTGATCTGGATTACGCCAGATACGGCTTCCGCAAAAAAGACGAAAACTGGATTCAATAATGAAAAAGTTCTGGATATTCTTTGGGATTCTGCTTTTTACGGCTCCAGTTTGGGCTATTGGTTCAATTATTGCTGTTCAAGTTTTAGGATTGGCGGCAGGTTCTTTTGCTGCAATGGCGGTTGGTTTTGCAATCAACATGATTGCATCAGCAATACTTAACAAAACTCTTTTTGCACCAAGTCAACCATCATTGCCAGAAGAACAAAGGCAACCTAATCCCGGAAATCGTCAACAAATCCCTCCAGCCACAGATAACAAACTTCCTGTGGTTTATGGCGATGCTTGGGTTGGCGGCACAATCGTTGATTTAAGCATTACCGAGAACAATCAGGATTTGTACTATGTACTAGCATTGGCTGAAGTTACCAATACTAATTCTGGTCAAACGCCAGACACGATCACATTTGGCGACATTTATTACGGTGGCAAAAAAGTCACTTTTCAGGGCGATGGCTACACAGTTGCAAGCCTGACTGATGAATCATCTGGCGAAGTGAACACGCAAGTAGCTGGCAAGATTCAAATCTTTTTGTACTCCAACGGTTCAAATTCACCAGCAAATTCATCACAAACCGCAATTCAAGTCATGCAAAACGCAAATCTCATTTACAAATGGGATGCAAGCAAGCTGATGTCAAACTGTGCGTTTATGATTTTGCATTTGACATACAACCAAGACGCAAGCATTACAAGTCTTGAGCAAACGCGAGTACAAGTCAAAAACTCAAGATATCAGCCTGGAGATTGTTTTTACGATTATTTAATTAATACTCGCTATGGCGCAGCTTTGCCAGAATATCAAATTGATACAGATAGTTTGGATGAATTAAATACCTATTCAAATCAATCATTTACCTATACAACTTATGAGGGCGGCACATCTACACAAGCAAGATTCCGTTTTGATGGCACTTTGGATACTTCCAGAAATATCATGGAAAATCTCCAGAACATGGCATCTTGTTGCGACTGCTTGCTGAAATACAATGAAATCTTTGCTACTTGGGGCGTGATTGTTCAAAAGCCAACATATGATGTGGCGATGAATCTTGACGATTCAAACATCATTTCTGCTATTTCTATTACCCCAATTGATCTAGCAAATTCATTCAACATTGCGGAATGTAAATTCCCAGACAAAGGCAATCAAGATGCGTTCAATACGGCAACATTTGATTTGGCACAAGTCGATCCATCCCTGCTTTATCCTAATGAACCAGTAAACAAACAAACGATCAATTTGCCGTTGGTCAATGATGATGTTCGGGCGCAATATTTGGCAAATAGATTCTTGGAATCAGCAAGGGAAGATTTGCAAGTTGATTGTTCTATTGGATTTACAGGAATTCAATTAGAGGCTGGCGACATTGTTACTTTGACTAATGTGAATTATGGATGGTCTAACAAGCTATTCAGAATCAGCAAGGTAACACAAACATTTGAGGATACCGGCGCAATCATTTGTAAGTTGATGCTGATGGAGTTTAATCCATCCGTTTATGATGATGTAAATGTCACTCAATTTACCCCCGCGCCAAACACAGGGATAAGCAGTCCAACAACATTTGGAACTATCAGCGCACCGACAATCACCAACATTTATCCATCTGCGGCTATTCCCTCTTTTGATGTGAATGCCGTTGCCAGCACAAACGGTATTGTTCAATATGCGGAGATTTGGTATTCGGCATATCAATATCCTACAACTTCTCAATACATTTTTAGCGGTACAACAGCAGTAAACGCTAATGGTAGTCCATATCTTCCTAATCAAGCATTACCAGCAGTCACACTAGGAAATATACCTAGAGGAGATTGGTACTTCTTTGTTCGGATGGTGAATTCGCTAGGAACAAGCAATTACAGTTCTGCTTCTACTTTGCTTGAATGGCGACCTACGACACTTCAATTCTCTGAGCGTTGGATTGCTGTTGCGTATGCTGATAATGCAGATGGCACATCTGGGTTTAGCTATGATCCACGAAACAAAGCATACTATGGTCTTTATAACAACGATACGGCAAATGGCGGGACAAATCCAGCCTTATATACATGGTACACACCACCAACAGGATTTAACACATTAAATTATTTGCTTTACACAAATCGGCAAAACCGAAAATTTAGTTTTTCCGTGGGTAATGCGGGATATGTAAATCTTGGTGGTTCTTTTGTTCCAACAGAAACATCAATTTACGATCCTAGTCTTTGGTCTGCATTGGTCGATCCAGCATCTGGATTGCAAAGTTTTATTGATTTAGATGAAAGAACTGGGCAAACCATTGTTGTCGGATCAACAGGCAACAACATCAATGATGGCTTCTTGAGCGTTACGAATACAACTTCTGGCGCAATGAAGGTCAATCTGCAACAGTTCTTGAATTTTGGTGCTGGCATTTATTCCAAATCATTTAATGCGGCTACATTAACAATTGATATTTATGGTCGAGTAGTCGGATTTACGGAAGCAGATTCTTTTTATTACACAGAACAAGTCTTTACGGCAAGCGCAAGTCAAACGACATTTTCATTTACTCACACGGTTGGCTGGATTATCGTATTCCGGGATGGTTGCCTGTTAAGCCAATCTGACTATACGGAAACAGGAACAACCGTTGTAATGAATAACGCTTGTACAGCAGGTGAAAATATCGTTATTGTTTATGCTAGAGGCGTAAGCACTAGCGTTTACTACGAACCGCTAAATATCACCATAGCATCTAGTACGACAAACACGATTACTTATGATGATGCGCCTTGGAATCAAATCCAAGTTGGTGATCAATTGTCTTTTACAAATACGGGAACGCCGACACTTTACACAGTTAGCGCAGTTAATCCAACAACTAAAGTAGTAACATTTAGCACATCTATTGCTGGTGCTACTGCTGGTCTTACAGTTTATCGGTATAGGGCGGCTGGATCATCCTATGCGCCATTTACGCGATATGAGCAATCTGTTAGTGAAATAACAACATTTACCCCAACAACATATTCTGTAAACAATGGCTTTGAATCTATCTATGTGAATGGAGCGCAAATTAGTGAAGTTGACTATAATATTACAGACGGAACAATAGATGGATTCCCTGCTCATGTAAACGGCAATTTAGACATTATTATGTGGATGCCTAATAACTTGGGAGTTCCTGCAAGCAATATTGCAAACAATGTTATTTATTCAACAACTGGTCTATATACATATATCTTTTCAAATAACCCATTGTCTATGGCGATCTATGCAAATGGAGCATTGCTGACAAATGGATCAGACTTTACTGCAACAAGTACAGGATATACTTTGACCACTCCTTTTAACAATTCTTACACCTTGCTGAATCAACAAACTTTTGCTAGAGTAGGCGCAGCCTAAGAAGGACCAAAAATGACACAAGCATTTAATCTCTCTCAACTTGCCAACAATCTGAATTCATCAGGGCAACTTGATGCAACAGATGGATTAGTCAATGCTGTTCCTGTCGCCAATGGCGGCACAGGCGCATCAACAGATTCGGCGGCAAGAACAAATCTTGGCGTCCCATCAACAACAGGTTCTGGTGCATCTGGAACTTGGGGTATCAGCGTTACAGGATCAGCGGCATCTGCAACCAACCTCGCTGG